TGCCATTGTGTTGTGCCTTAGATGGTATTAGTTGTAAACGCAGTCACCGTAGACGCGTCGGCATCATATAATAATATGTTGTTACGAGTCGGAGAAATGGCGCTTTCATTAGCAGGTAATACAGAGATAGCGATGTGCTCTGTCCCAGCAATAATACTTGATGGTGCAAACCCGACTAGAGTTACTGTTTGCTGCAGTGCGTCATATTGTCCAACGTTATCTTCCAACACTGTACTAGTGCCCAAGTTAATAATTTGTATGATGCTCGTACCCAATTTGTTCTGTATTCTGCAAATCTTATTGTTGTATACAAATGACGAAGAAATAACAACATATTCATCAAGTAATGGGTCTCTTATCCTGGTGGGGTAAGTTAGAACATAGGTAGTTGGGACATCAAACCGAGAAGACACAATTTTCTCACCATTATTGTCAACCGAAACTACCTGCGGGATTAATCGTTGCTGCATCTTAATTTCCGCTCTGCTTGACAAAATAGCGGTATTCGTGTCATCAATAGCAGTAAGCATGTTTGATCTTCTGAACGATTGGTCGAAATTGCCAAGCACCCTTTCGAAATACGATTGAATTGTAGTTCTTACTTGCTGTTCGACCGTAGTACTTGTCTGAGAAGTCAGCTGCGGGTTGAATTGAAACACGGTGGAAACTTCGACATAAGTTTCGACGGGATCTGAGTATTTAACGTTAAACGAAACGACAGAAAGATCTTGGGCCAAATTAACAATTTCTTGTTTTGTTAGCGACTTTACGTTCTCGTTAATTGAGTCTAAAAATTTAATTGACAAGTAAACAGAGCCGTAATCTGCGGGGACATGGTCTTCTCCACCCCAAGCTTTGATATCTGAAATTAAACTTGAGAAGTTACGTAAAATCAAGGACGAGTAATCAGCAGCTGTCACCATGCGGTTTTGTGCAGCATATTGGAACGGGGCATTTTTTCTAATCGAATCAATCGATTCCTTAGAAGAACCACCAGCTGCTGTTGTCTTAACTACCAGACCGATATCGCGACCAGATAATTGGGTAGCGGGGGTAAAGTTACGAGCGCCGTTAGGAGAAGAACCGTTGACTGAAAGAAAACTTACTTCGATTTTGTTTCCAGAAACAGGAACCTTTCCTAGTGTATTACCATTACCGAATGTTAACTCAAAGTAACCATTTGGGCTTTCTTTAAGAACATAAATCGTTGAACTTTCTGTTAACGTAGTTGCCTTGTTTAAATTGATGTATGTAATAAAATTAGTAGAAGTGGGCGATTCGTAAACTCGGACTTCAGCTGTTTCTAAGTCTAGGTTTTCATTCGGGATAATGTACACATCATTTTCACTATATGGGCCAGCCAAAAAGATTTTATTTTTAGAAACACCCTCGTAAATTTTAATGTCTTTCGAACCACCTATATAAAATTCATACAAGCCGTTGTCGTTGAATGCTACTGCGGGTTCTCTTGTCTGAAATGTATAAGAGGTATCATCAACAGTTGTGTTAAACTTTGTTCCCGCAGGCATAGTAATCTGAGCAGGTCCAACAGGGTCTGAAATAGTCAAATTTACAACAGAGAACGCAGCTGTTTTAGAATCGGGTATGTAACCAATACCCTCTGACAGCGATACGAGAGACGACCGCAATTGAGCTGTCCCCAAAAACGATTCGTTCAAAGCAAAATTGGCAATTAACCCATTGAAGTGTGTATTGTACGACAGAACGTCGAGGATATTAGAAAGACCAGAAGCTTCAAAATCATAATCTGAAAACTCTTCATTATCCAAAAAAGTTTTTAGGTTATTTTTAATAGCGTCGAAGTCTAGACCTGTCGACTTTATAGTAGTTGTCATTGTTATCTTAGCCTTGAAATTACTGTCTCTAGAGAGACTACCTGTTGTGTATTTATTACCTGAAATTCTACATAAACTGAAATCGCATTAATGTCGGGAGAGACACTAGCTCTCACTATCCGTAATCTTGCCCTCGGTTCAAACTGCTCAATTGCTCTTTTGATTTGCGCTTGTATATCGAGAGCAGTATCACCATCAGCCAACTCAAAAAGCATTGATCTGATGTCAGCTCCAAAACTTGGTCTGAATGGCTTCTCAAACCTATTAGTGAGCAGTAGTGTTTTGATGGCTTGTTTCACTGCTGCAGCGTCTGTTTTCTTGTAAATATCTTTTGTCGTCGGATTAGCAGTAAAGCTCAAATCAACGTCTTGATACTTTCTATTAGTAGAGGTGACTATACTTGTTGATAGATCACCATCTTCTGTAGATAAAACTTTGGCCATTTAAACTATCTCTTTTCCATTTATTTATAGGTTAAAATAACAATTCTAAAAGTTCATTTTTAGATTGAAGCTGCCCATTATAAGTGGTTTCTAGATCTTTACTGTATGTGAGGTCGAATGACTCTACTGCTTCAGGCATAACTATTATGATCTGACAAGAAACTTTACCAGAAGGATCGAATGTATCGTAATCCAACACCAGCTTTTGGTATTTGGTGAAGTCTTTTAGATATACTGCGACTTCGAAGGTTTTCTCTAAATCTATCTCGCCACGCTGATTAATAATTTGATACACGATTGCCCGACCGGTTTGTTTGTAGTCGTTTACGCTGTTTGACGTAGGCGTCTCAGAAGGAGCTGGTTTATAGACACCTTCTGCAACAATCATTCGATAGTCTTTAAAGTTAGGATTCTCGGCCACGCATTTCATTACCTCCGCCTGTAGATATAATTGCCGTGCAATTAATTTTTTATCACCGGATATCTCTTCAAATTGAGTACGAGTTCCAGGAGAACCAAGAAACTTCGCGCAAGTTATGCCTGCACTTAATTTGGTAGCAGAAGTTATTTCGCTTTGGAAATTGGGATTATATAATGGGTCTACTAAGATTATCATTCTGGCTTGAACCTTTTGCTTCTGTTATCTGCTGGGTTGTTTCCAATTGGTTGTGTTCCATAAATTACAGACGGCGCTTTACCTGCTGCTCGCCCGATCGCGGGTGGTGCTATTTGAGCAAACTGTGGTGATAGCATACCAGCAGAAACAAGATGACCAACGAATTTTTGTCTCTTAAAATTGACGATGTCTCTTATCTTTGACCGAATTTCGTGTATTGTGGGATCATGGGTGAATAAATTATCATAATCGTCTGATTTTAATATCTTAGCAATTAATGAATTGGGATCAGATATGTCGGTATCAACTTGTACGTTTCTAATAGCGTAGTTGCTTGTTGACAAATATGGCACAACAATTTCTGTGGTAGGCATATCGATTGTAGAAGCAGTTTCGACATAAGGCATTTTGGTGGGATAAGATCCTTTATTGCCACTACCATTCCCAGTGGCTTTTTTGGCGTGGTCCGATTGTTTTGCCCATCCTGCTTTGTTCGCGAAATCCGACGTAATTGCCTCGGTCGCTTTACCAATTAATGTCCCATAATATGTAGTACCACCATTGCCGTCTCCACCTGGAGGCCCAGAATATGTTTTACCATAATGGTCGACCAATTGTCCACCCAGCATTCCTTTAACACCCATAACACTAATGTGCATACCAGAAAGACTAGACGTTGTCGATGATGCCGTCCAAGCTTTTATCGCGGTCATGACCATCTCATTACCACTAGTAGTTTCGACATTACCTTCGACATGATTTGTCTGGTTCATCTTAACCATAACATTATAATCGTTAAGTAATGTTTCAGTAGAAACGCCAACAACGCTCGCGGATCGAGATCCTTTGATCTCGTAATTTTGATTCTTATCGACGGTCTTGATATGATTTCCGAGGATGGTGTCTGTCTTGGTTCCTGCGGTGGTTACATTAATGTTTCCTTCGACTTCGAGGTTATAGTCTCCAGTAACTTTGACGTTTAGATTTCCTTTGTAGACAAGGTTGCCTTCACCTTCCACGATTACTGTGTGGTCACCACCAGTTACTTCTACCTTCTTATTGACCGATGAAAATAAAACACTGCCATCGGCTCTTAGTTCGATGCCGGCTCCGCTCTTGTGTTTTACTAATATTCTTTCGCCGCCTGGAGTATCATCAATTTCCCAAGAATGACCAGCAGGAGTCTGTTGTATCTGATTGTGTGGAAATTGAGACGGAGCTTGGTCTGGAAAATCGATCGAAACACCGAAGTCTCCACCGCTCCTATACAAATTATTGGTTACTTCGCCCTTCGCAGCCTTGTTGATAGACGGAGCAAAGAAGTAATCTCTGTTTGGGTATTCCCCTGTAGCGTCGTTGAAACCTTCTCTTGCGACTCCGAGAGTGTTCTCCTGCCCTTCACCAAGAGCGTTTATTCGTTTGGTTAAATTATCTACTGAAGTTGTCATTATAATGTGCTCTTATTCAATTCTGCGGCACTCAATGGTCCCTGCGATAATGTGTCAGTAAAGACCGAATGTTTATTAAACACCGTCTTCACATATTCGATCACATCAAACCCAGGGTCATTCTCCTTCAAGTCTATGTCGTTGTGACCTAGTATTTGTCCTCCAGGTCGAGAGGAATAAAACGCTCTACAGAACATCTCAAAGGTATTCATTTGACTTCTCGTCAATGATTGTGCCGACAAATATGCTTCTGGGTTTGGGGTGCCTGTTGGGCAATTATACCCACCAACAAAAGCGATTCCTATGCTATATTTATCATGATCGTTAACAGGTGCATGTTGGCCAGTGTTCTTCAATGGTCGACCTCGCTGTAACGAACCGTCTCTTCGAATAACATAATGATAAGCGATTCCGTTCAACCCGAGAGCGTTATGCATATCGTGTAGTTCTTCAGATCCGATATTCTTATTAGAGTAAGTATCAGTCCAGTGAGTGACAACTTCTGTGATTTCTCTAGACGCTTGTTTCATCTCTGCTTCTAATTCTTCATATGAACTCACATAAGAAAATATCTTTGAACCTTCTCCTCTTTTCCAAGTGTTTGCTTCTCTACCGATAGAAAATGGATCAGAAAAGGCCGAGTTAGAGATAGAAACTACTGTGGTGCCCGCAATAGTGGTGTTCAGTTCGCCTAAAGATGCTCTTACTTCTGAGCGAGATTTTCCCGTCTTCTCAGCCACCAGATCAACAGCTTGCTCGAACTCTGCAGAAGAACCTTGCGATAATTCAATAACCTTTACTTTTTCTGCATCACTTAAATCACCACCAAGGCCATCTAATACTCTTTTGGCGTCTGAAGTAATTGATTCCAAAAACCCTTGCATCAACCCAAGGTCATTGCCCTTGAGCTTCTTGTTTAGTGTTTCTTTGAATAGAGAACCAAGAGATCCTGTTTGCAGAGAGCTGGCAACAGAGCCTAATACAGAGTTCAGAATTAAATCACCCGCCGAGCCAGTGATACTGGCTAGAGTACTTGAGAGGCCAGTATTGGAAACACCAGCACCAGTTGGTATGAGTGTAGCAACGTCTGCGATACCGGCAGTAACTTGATTACGAGCAGCGGTTGCAAAGATATTGGTATCATTTGCATCATAGGAAGCATCAGCGACTGTTTGCGCTTCACTAGCCAATTCGTTTATCGCGCTGACACTACTGAAAGCGCCAACCTTTCCTTCTATCTTACTGAGAGAAGAAGTTATCCCTGCAGGTGTGCCGTTAGTAGTAATATTATGAGCAAAACCAGGTTCGATATTGTTTCCGGTTATACCAGACAGTTTTTCACCAACAGTTTTGGTTTCAGGATCAGGATCCAGAGAAACGGTCTTCAGTATTTTTGTTCCATCAGAATCCTCCCCGTAGGAAAGTGTTATTTTTTTACCACCCGAAGTAAGAGTACTAGCAAACGTATTCATTGAATCGTTGACGCTATTTTCTAACGCGGCAACGTCTACTGTAACTTTAGCGGGAACAGCTGCGCTAGAAGAAGAAGCTAGGCTCTGAATACCACCAAGAGTCTGGTTAGCCACCGCCCCGACATTAGTTTGTGTCGACTGCGTCAAATCAGTAGTACTTACGACAGACTGTTTAGTGACATCAGAATAACTTTGCTGTGCCGCTTTATTGGCGTCCTGAACCTTAGACTGTAACAAATTCTTATTAATTGGCATTATTGTGTCGCCTCATCATATGATAACTGACCCAACGACAAAGCGTTTTTCAGTACGGTTCGTTTTAGATAGTATTTAGAAAATATTTGTACCGAGCCATCCGCGCCATCTAGTGTGTGTGCTCGTTTCAGCTTAGAATTGGCGAGAGAAAAATCTGATCGCAATTCGTGTAAGACGAATTGTAATTGGCAAGAGAAAGATCTCCATGTTTTTGAGGGGTCATACTTTCCTGAGAATTCAACTAGATTGTCAAATCTAGAACGGGTTTCTTTGATGGTGCTCCAAGAAGCAATTCCCTGATCTGTGCTTTCAATTGATTTGTATAGTTCAAACCCGCTCGAACTTTGTAGATTACCAGTTATTCCTGCTGCTTGGACTAATGTATAACCATTGTCAATGAAGAATTTAATACACTGGCTTCTTCGTTCTGTGATTTCTCCTAATTGGTTTCCGTCATTCGCTAAAGGTTGCACAAGGAAATTGACCTGTCTTTCTTGATAATAATCGAAAGAATAATCCTCTTGTTTTAATTTGATTTGTGAAGAGGTTGGCACCTCAATATGTGGCATCGATCCAAGAACAAGAGGAAGCTGTGAAGATTTCCCGTCCATAAAGATACCAAACACAAAAGACCCAGCGGTCACTTGTGGGATTCTCCCAAAACCAGAAACACCACCTTCCGTGGAAGGGATCAACACTTGAGCCCACGGTAAATCTGATTCGAGGATGTCACCTGTATATGGAGTATGTACACCATAAATCCTGACCCGTACTCTACCTTCTAGACCTGGAGGTGGAGTAGAATTAACGACAACCGCGACAAACCACC